ATCTACCTCATCATCATCTGAACCTAGCTTCTTCTGTAGTTCAAGGTATGCTTCTTCTAATTGTTCAGCATTCTCATACTTACCAGCTAGTAGTTCGTTCTCTTCTTGTCCTAATTTCTCTGCTACCTCTATGGAATCTTGTTCGTCTTCTGAAAACTCAGGTGCATTAGGATCTACTGGATCATAATTTAGTGTTTCCGTCATCTTTAATTCCTCTAGCGGTGGTTACTTTTAGGTTACCTAAACCTACTGTCTCTACTAGATCAGGGTCTTTCCCTATATTAGCTCTAGAAGTAAACGGTGTAGGTTTAGCTCTTTCTGTATCATCAACCAGTGATTCTGGTTTGCTGACTTTAGGCAGGGGTTTCTTCCGCGCCTTCTTCGGGCGGCTGGCCTTGATTGGTTCCATTTGTTAAGCGATCTTTTTGTTCTTTGATTAATTCACCTGCTGCTTCGTTCTTACTAGGATCCATCATTGGAGAGTTAACAAACTGACCAGCTTGCTTGAGCATTTCTGCTTGCTGCATCTGTTGCTGTTGTTGTTGAGACTCTTGAGCCATAGTTTCAGGTGTCTTAACTAAGTTAAGTACATCTATACCTTGAGCCGCTGCGAGTCGTTTAATATACTCACCGGGATCAAGGAACTTAGCCATGATTTCTGGTCCCATAGTTTGTGCAAGTGTTTGAGCGAATGTAACTAGACTTTCTTGATCTTGTCCTCTTCCAATAGCATTAACACCAGCAACGATCTGTGGACGTACCACATCTTTAGGGATCTTAGGAATCTCTTTGTTACGTTGTAGTATATGTAATGTTCTATCGAGATAAGGTATCAAGAATTCAACTGTAAGTAAACTGAATAGTCCACCGAGTTGTTGTTCTAATTCCATCTGCGTGAGGCGTACCTCTTCCGCAGTTGTTCTCTCACTTTGCCTTACTTGTAGCACAAGGAAAGCTTCATTAATACGCTTCTCCAGATTCACCATCTGTTCTTGTGCTGTTCTGAAATCAGCAGTCTTGCCTACCTGTACAACACCTACATCATCAGGTCTTCCCTGAACGATTGCACCGTTGCCAGCATCGGCTATAGTCTTAGGTTTCGTAGTAGAACTAGGAGACACAAGGAAGACTACCTTTGCGGCTGCAGCTGAACCCTCTACGAGAGCTTGGGATAATCCTTCTAGGGATCTAATGTCCCCTAAGAATTCTTCGACTCGACCCCTTCCGTAATCCTCTCCGTCCACAGTATTGAATCTCAATACGAGCCAAGGAGATGCATTCTTCGGAGCCGTGCTGCGACTACCCGGTAGTATATTATCAAATGCTTCCTGATGCCATATCCATCTACCATTTTTATCATATCGGACGTAGGTATACACCTCAACGTCTTGATCTTGTGATCCTGTCTTTCCATCATCCCCGGGAGGATTAGGTAAAGGTACTGGCAGATCTTCACCAAGTATCTTTCGACTTATTAGTTCCTTTGTTACGATCTCACAAATTTGCCCGTTACCATCTCTGTTAACTACAAAGCGATTAAGGGGATAATTTTTCAGACCATCTTTGCCCATAAATATTAATGCATTACCTGAAACAATTAAATGTTTCAAAGCTTGGTGGACTACTACTCTATCACTAGAGGCATTAATATAATCCATTACCATCCTTTCCATTTTGGCAAAGGATAAATCTAATTCACTTCTTACTTCAGGTGGGAATTCAACACCAAGTTTATCATCTCTTATCTGTAATTTAAAGAAGCTAGTTTGTGGTGGTAACAATGCAAGCATAAGCTTTGCTGCTAAGTTAACTACTGACTTACTTCCTACTGATTGCCATGGAGTTTGTAACTTTTGGTGTTCTGGACGTGAACTTAAATCTTCTTGTATTAGATAAGGCAACGTTAATCTAGAACATTCAACTGCGGTATGAAGGAACTGTGTTCTACCTCTTGTTAGTTGGCTGTATCTATCACGTGCTTTCATTAGTTTTCAATTTAGATTTATTTGTCTGAGCGTCTATAGGCTCAGTCGTTTTTGGCGCAGCTTCTTTTTTATCGTCTTTCTTAGGTATTAAATATCCTGCTGCACCTAACCCATGTCTACCGAATGGTTCATTAGGGTTTAAGACTCCACCTGTACACATTAGTATGCCTTATCTGTTTTACTTGATTGAGCTGCTGGACCTGATGGACGCTGCTGTTTACTAGCAGTTGTTCCTCTGTTCCTGTTCCTTGCAGCTTCTTGTTGTGACCTATCATTTATGTTCTCCACCTCCTGATTGTTCACCTTATCATTAGGTGATTCAGGACCAGCCTCTATTTCTCTTGGCTTTGGAGGTTGATAGGTTGGCATTGCACTTCCTCCTAAACACATTATGGTACGTTTACGCCTCCTTCTGGACCTGCTGGCATTGACTTCTCATCAATAGCAGAGAATTCTTTTACGCCTTCTTTGGTTTTTTTGATTTCAAGAGCTTTCTTTTTCTTTGTTGTCATCTTTTCATCATCACCCAATTCATCTTTAATTTTTTCTGGTTCAACCATCTCAGCACCCGGTCTTGCTGACTTAACTGTTGGAGCTGGACCCTGCGGTTTAGGCATTGGTGGTGGTGATGGTGGCTTAAATAGATTTCCTATACACATTAAGTTTCTTCCTCTAATAGGTTTCGTATATATTCTACCACACTGGCCTGACCAGCACGGTACATGATTGATTCAATTGGTTCTTTAGGGTGGACAGGATTCCATTTGAAATTGTCCTCCACTTTCTTAAACAAGTCATCAACTCTTTCGTTGTGAAGTTTAAGCGTATTTAGGGAGATTGACATTGCTATGCTCAAAGAACGCTGGCATCCTAGCTCGCTGTGTCTCAGAAAAGCTTGGAGCTTTCCCTTCATACATTAAGCGATCACTAGCATCCAGCCAAAAATTTTTGTCCAAATATTTATCGCTAGTATTTATACCTAGTGGCTCTAGTACCCAGTTAATGGTGGCCTTCCTAAGTTTATCCAGAGAAGGGCTAGCAGATAAGCCCAACTCAGCACATACAAGAGAATTCGTTCCGACATGGATCTGCTCGTCTCTGGAGATATCGGCAGATACAGTACGAAGAGCAGCATCCCCATTAAACCTAAAGAAAGGGAGTAGAACGAAGAAGACGGCCCGTTCTGCGACCAAAGCTTTGGTAATTGTATGGTCAGGATGTCTAATCCATGCATCTCTTAGTAACTTCCCCTCCTTCTCATCTTTATCATTTACTTTATGTGCATCGGCTATATAACCTAATGCAAGATCGTGCCTTTCCTCATCTTCAACATTTGATTCAAGGAGTTTTCTGGCATTATCGGGAACACTCTTCTCCAAGCCTTCACGAATGAACGCTCCAACAGGGAGCTCCATATGACGTATAGAGAGAGCACGTTTGATGGTTTCTTCAGCACCGTATTTTACCTCGCCTTTGGTGGGCTTGACTGGTGACCACTTTCTCTTGCGGTCTAATAATTTATCGTAGGGATGTTTTCTCATTCTTGACAATCGCAGGTTAATTTCTCGTTACCGAGTATATCCTGCAAGTAATCATCGACTTCACTCTGATCTAATGCTGCATACGCATCGGTCTTATCTTGTGTATCGCCCATAACTTGCAGACTGTAGTAAAGGGAGGTCTGGGGTGACAGTAACCACTCTTCCACAAAGTTCCTGTCGTAAGTAACGACATCGGACCAACTATTAAATGAATAGCCGTGAAGAAGTCCCGTATTTTCTAGCATGATCATGATTTGGTCAGCCACTTTCTTGTAAGCATCCCAACCAACTTCACTAGCGATTTCTACATCGCCATAATCGTAGTGTTCAACTCCAAAGGTGCCGCTGTCACGGTCCACACTTCGGGCTATAGGTGGTGCAATTTCTGGCGTAGCTGTAAAACCATCCAGATCTTTACTCCTGTATGAACAGGAAGCAGTAGGAGCTATTGCAAAAGCTCTCACCATATTATTCTGTTTTGCTATATATGCTGCACCTTCTATACCTTCTCTCAAAGCATATGCTATTTCTAATGCATCACCTGCTTCATGAGGTAATCTATTGTTAACAGCTAGTAATGCATCTCCAAATTTATCATACGTTACTCCGTATCGTCGGAGGAGGTTGGCCAAGCCAAGCATTCCGAGCCCGACTTGCCTATCGATATCCGAGGGTAGGTACTCTCCAGACCCTCCAACACCTGTTCTGCCATGGAGATCGCACAACTCGGACATACCTTGAGCGAAAGCCTTTTTGATATCCCGTGTAGTACAGGCTGACAAATTGCAATGCTGGAGCAAGCATGTTCCTCGTGAGGGCAGGTAAACTTCAAGACACACGTTTCCGTATACTCGTTTTCCATGTTCATACTTTATTTTGTTGAGCCAGATGTCCCCGGATTTAATTCCTTCAAGGATGGCGTCTTTAACTCTGGAGTCTGTACTGTTCCAGAGTCCGGGATCGAGATCGACGCATCGTTTAATCCACGGAGCATCATGCCTTTCAAGCTGCACGAACTCAATAATATCGGGGTGGTTAATATCAAGGTGGACCACAACAGCCCCGTTCTTGTAATGCCCACCCCTGCGAAGTGTTTCATTTAATACTGAATAAATTTTTGCAAATGAGACTGGACCACTGGCTGTTAAACCTTTGCCATTCTCGTGACCTTTCGGCCTGAGTTTCGATAGGTGTACTGCACACCCTGCCCCATGCCTCAATGCATGAGAAGCAAATCTCCAGCTAGCCTCTATGCCCTCTGGACCCTCCATGGAGTCCTCAACGACAAATACAGTACAGCTCACTGGAAGTCTTGATTCTGGGTTATCCAGCCATTGCTGGACCCGACCAGTGCGGGAGATAAGTTCTGCGGTCATTAAACTAAGTCTTCTAGGTTAGGTGGTTTATAGTTTGGTCCCTTAAGAACCTTTCCATCTTCTCGATATATTGGTTTACCGTCCTCATCGAGCTTGGACATATTACTTTCGTGTACTCTATTTAAAGCTTCATCTAAAAACCAATTCATATTTTCTGCGTATTGATAGCATACATATACTAGATCAGCTAATTCTTTTAAACATTCTTCCTGAACATTTTGTCCATGTCTAAAAAGAAATCCATCAGCTTCAAGGAACTCTTTAAACTCTTCAACAATCAGATTTCTCTGATATGAGGTACTCTGCCGATCCTTCGAGTTCTTTAACTGGTACCTCGTACGGAATTCCTTGGCTTGCTCGGAAATAAACGTCTTTTTCATGGTGGAGTTCGTTCTCTAAATAGTGAATTGCTTTTTCTAAGTCTTGTATTTTGCTATCTTTATGACCTGCTCTGCAGATATATTTGATAGCATTACCAAGATGGAAATTCAATCCTTGGTCTCTAATAAAATCCCAAACATTGATAGTTCCTCGTTGATAGTAGGATGGACCCTTGGCCATTTGTCGATTAAATTTTTGATTGAATTTCCCATGACAAAGTTCTGTCTTTGCATGGCAAGGAAGACAGTGACAATATCTTCATGTTTAATTTTGCCACTATTTAAGCTTAGTTCTAGCTTCCTCATTTGTAGATCCTGCTCCATCGTTAACTCTGTAATCGGAGGAGGGGGACCATAGCTTAGGTTCTTTTTTGTTGAAGTCATAGTCATCTACTGTTAGTATTCGTGCAAGTCTAGCATTAGTTAGAGCATCTTCTTCAGTATATCCTTTTTCTTTAAACATACCAAGAACTGTCTTCCAACTATAACCTTTCTCTTCAAATATAGTTGTAGCTCTTTTGACTCCAATTCCGGGGACTCCACTATAGCCATCGGTTTGGTCTCCAGCACAACTCTGTATTAAATGCCATTTAGCACCCTCTTCAGGATCGATTGTGAAAACTTCATCGAAGTTATATAATTGTCCGGGAATTTGCCTCATATCTTTATCAGGTGAGGCTATAATATTACCAGTATATTTAGTAGCGTAAACGCCCATCGTATCGTCAGCTTCAAGTCC